AATTGAATCTTGCATTTGGTATTTAGGTAGATAGAATTTTGTACTCAATAATTCATTGTCGATTAAATACTCTACTATTTGTACGGATACATCTCTTGTATCATTATAAGTAATTGTTTTCATTTGTCTTTGATTTTAAATAAATTTTTGTTCCTTTAATACTTCTATCATTTTATGAGTTTTTATTTTCTAATATTTTATAAAGCATTTGTATATCTATTCTATTTCCACAAGTTTTTATACATTGATTATTTAAATAAATATCATAACCATTATCTTTTAAAAAACACTGAACCTTATGTTTAAAAGGCTCAGTTATAAATTTAATTTCTTTTTTCATTATTTTATTTTTTCTAAAGTAAATACTGAACTATGTCCGTGATAATCTTTTAAGTCATAAATAATATCATTAGCATCTTCAGTGTTTTTTACTGTTACTATTTTTGCTATTTCTTCTAAGCTGTTTAAAATGTTGTAAGTTGTCATAATTTTTAATTTAATGTAGAGGTTATTTCCTAACTACCCTACAAATATACAAAACATTTTAAGTTATCAACTACCTTTTAACAAATTTTAACATTTCTTTAACATTTTAATAAAAAAAAAGAGAAGCTATCTTGCTTCCCTTATTATTTCTATTTCCCTTTCTAAATAGTCTTTTGCTTTTAAAAGGTCTTGCAACTCATCTTTCTTTTTACCAGCCCTACATACATACTTTAATATATTACCTCTGGAGAAGTTTAAGTTAAAATCATTTATTACATCAATTACATCGTAATCTTTACCATTGTCATAATGTGTTTGTGTTGCTCTCATAATTATATATTTATTTTTTTAGCGTATTGTTTTTTTAATACCCAGAACTCTTTATTAACTCTCTCTTTATTTTTAAAATCTGTTGTTGCTGGTACATTATAGAATCTCTTTGGTATTGTATGTAAATTAAGTTTGCTTATATTGAACACATAAACACCAGTACCATCTGCTTGAACATATAGATAGTCTTTTTTTAGTTGTTTTGCTTTCTTCATATTAACAACAGTTTTATTAACTTCAAGAAATGGGTCTTTATGGTTTGCTCGTCTATTCTTAATCTCAACAATATAATTATCATCATAAGCATCATAAGAACTGAAATCATCTTTATGCTCAATTAGTTTAGTTCCAGAAGTTTTATTTATAAAATTAACTGTTTGTTTTTGATTCATTTTCTTTTTTTTTATCGTAGTTATAAATCTTGGTATATAAATCCCAAATTGATTGATATGCTTCTTGCAAATTAAATTCCTTTCCCTTCATATAATACTGAACGCTATGACCTCTTTGATACTTTACCTTATAGTTTGCACCAGATGATTCTAAAGTTATCACAAAACCCTTTTTAAAGCAATGTGATTGTGCTTTGTTGTCGCAGTTCTTAAATGGTTTTAGTTTCTTCTTAATCTTTGCCATTTATATCTTCATACAATTCTATTAACTCCAATGCTTTCTGAACTCCTTTTGCCTCGCAACTTCTTTTTGCTTCAATCAACTGCAACCAGTATTCATATATATCATTTCTATCTCCACTTCTAAAATAACTATCAATACAACTTCTATATGCTACTACTTGTAATTGTTTACATTGCTCTTTTTCGTACATAACTAAATTTTTAAATTGTAGAAATCCTTATTATCTAAATACTTATAATAGTTTTCAGTTGCAAGATCAAGTTTTTCATATCCACTTTCTATAAATTCATCGTTAAACTCAAAGAAACCAACTTCCTTTGAACGTTTATCAACAACCACATACTTGAACTCAAAAGAATCAAATAACTCCAAATACAATGCAGCTTGTAAATCATAATTGTAAAGTAATGCAGCTTGTTCAAATGTTGAAATATCACTTGTTGTTTTTATATCACATACAACACCAGCTAATAATATATCTGCTTTACCCCTAAATGGCAATCCATTATAATTTGATATTGCTGGTATTTCAAATTTAGCACCCTTAACAAGTTCTTGATAATTTATATTTTCTAAAACCACATCAGCTATTTCTTGACATCTGTTCAACTCTGATCTTGTGTAAACTGATTGTGCTGGTTTTTCTTGAACTGCTAATTTATATAGATTACTCCCTTTTGTACTGTCAATGATTGTTAGTTCATCTATTCTATGTGGTTCTAAAGCCAATAGATGTATTAATCTGCCATCTCTGAAAGGTTGAGGTTCTTTTGCCTTTGGAGGTTCTTTTAGCTTGTTTGCGTATGCTTCTGGACTTTCAAGTAAACTTTTACACATTGAACTACTCAAAGCATTTTTACCAAGATAACCATAGTAGAATGAATCATCATCCATTTTAGAAAGTATATCTTTCACTTTAAATTCCTCGTTGTTTAATAGTTTAATTGTTTCCATCTTATTTTAGTTTTATTGCTTTGTTTATATCTAACTCCGTTATCTCTTTTTTAACCCACATACGTTTTTTGAATTGTGTTGTTGATGGCAGAGATTTAGTAAACCATTTTATATCTATATTGTTTAGATTAAATAAATAGATACCTTCTGGTGTACTGTTTATGTATATTGGAATATCTAAATTTTTATCTGATTCCTTTATAATAGCATCGTATTTTGATTTTTCAAGTATTAATGTATTGTAATGCTTTCTTCTACATTTTAACTCAATTCTATTTTGCGTTTCAATATCGTAGCAATCCCATCTGGATATTGGATTTTTACTATTTACTAATGTTTTATAATGGTTTTGTGATAACCATTCAAATAAATCCTTTTCTTTCCAGTTAATCATATATGCTAATATAGTGAAATTATTTAGAAATCATAATCATCATCAACAAATTTAGGTAATCCATTATCTTCAAAGGCAAAACTAAACGTATCAAAGTTTCTGTTTCTTCCTCTCCTACATTCAACAGTTACCCAACCTTTATTAACTGTATTCTTTTCTAACATTATTTGAGTTTCACATTTTTTTTCTAATGCAGAACCAAGTACTCCAGTTGGTTTAGTTGAACCATAGTTAGAATGTATGATCGTTGATATATGGCAATCAAGTTCTCCGCTCCAACGCATTAATAATTCTTGAACCTCTGTACATTGTTCCATATTGTTTACATCAGTAACAAGATCAGCACAACCATCAATTATAACTAAACCGATTTTTTCATCTTTAAATTTAGTGTATAATATGTATTCAATAAAATTTCTTCTTTGTTTATAATCCATTGTACGTAGAGCGTAAAAATGATAATTATCATCTTGCATATATCCGTTCATTACTAATGGTCGCCTTGCTACTTTAGAAGCGTGAAACATACCTTGCTCTGTATCGAAATGAATTATTTTCCTACCTTGTCTATGCCCTTTTAATTTACCAGTATATTCGTTTTTACCACCTTGATAAGCAGATACAAGTAAACTCATAAAAAATGATTTACCAACCTTTGGGTAAGCGTGTGTGAAACTAAAGTTACCATAGGTGCAAATCGGTATTGGGTAAGTCTTTTGTGTTCCATCTGTATCAATGTCAATGTAATTACCACAAGAAATAGCAACTGGAGGATAGTCTATATTTTCAGCAACATCTAATTCTGCTTCAAGTTCTAATTCCTCCATTTCTTTGAGAATCAACATTCTCTTTATTTCATCTGCTCCTTCATCTTTATAATTGTTTTGTTTTTTCATCATCTTTATATTTTTGTATTTTTGTTTTATAAAATTTACCAAGTATATTATCGTTTATGAATTTATCACTTTCTAAAACGTTTTCTTTAAATTGTAGCATTGTTTCGTAATATGTCATCATAGTACGATTATAACAAATGTACATTATTTCTCGGTAACAATCTTTAATCTCCCATTTTTTTGTAAACTGGTTGCTTCCAGTATATTTAAACCAATTGCTCTCAACATATTCAACTCTTTTTCTTTTATATCCTTTTAACGGAGGTTTAGTACGTTTATTAAGTAGTATCTTTTTACCAATGTAGTATTTGCTTTCTTTCCAATTATGTATCTTGTAAACGAATCCAATTGCTTCTTCTGGTAAATCTAAACGTTCTTTTATTAGTTTTCCTTTGTAGTTCCACATAAAGTAAAAAAGGGAACGCTATTAACATTCCCTTATGATTTTAGTTATTAAAATGGTAAATCATCTGTAACAAGTTCTGTTGCTTGTTGCTTCTCTTTCTTTTCTGATTTTTGAACGAATGAAGAAAGATCATCTGATGCATAATAGATTTTTCCATTTGCAACGTATCTCTTTTTATCTCCGTTATCTCTTTGCTCCTTTGTTTGTGGAATTGTAAAAGATACATTTTGACCGAAGTTCCCTTCTTCAAAGATTGAAAAATTCAATTTTAGTTTTTTGATGGCTTTACCATTTTCATCTTTCTTTGCAACTAATTCTCTTTTTGCATTGTATGTTAATACATCTTCAAAATATTGAGATAATGATTTAATTGTTGCTAATGGTAATTCTACATCTCCTAATAAATAACTTTTGTTTGCACTCATAATTTTAATTTTAATTTAATTGTTAATATTTATAATCCTACTTCTATTCCGTTATCTATGGTTTCTATGATATGTCTGAAAACACTTCTTTCTTGTTCTCCAGTTACATCAACACCATTTAAAATCAGTCTATAATGATCTTCATTCTCTGTTGGTTTTAGTTCTATACTATTCATATTTATTTATTTAAAAGTTCCTTTGTTTCTTTTGATATTCTATATTTAGCTTCTACTTTTTCAATACTACCTCCACCTTTAATATATGCTTGTACTTTCTTAAATTCATCAGTACCTTTATTTAACCATTGTTTATCTGTTTTAGGTGCTTTATTATGTGTATTTGTAGCATCAGCATCTTTTGTATCATCAATTAAAAATAATCCGTTTAAAGAATACTTTCTTGCGTATGAAGAAGAACTACCAAATGACTGTGCTATATCCATTCCTTTTCTGTTTGGATCAATTCCAGCTTGTGCCTTAACGTGAACTTGATTCTCTCCATCAGATATAACTGATATTGCTTCAACAAACAATATGCCTCCAAGTTCTTTAATTTCGTCAGATATTGTTAATGTACATTTATGGTATGTTAGTAGTGGTTTAACTGCTTCTAAAATATCTTCACAACTTCGATAGTTGTACTTACCAAAATTATTTCTTTGGTTCTTTGGTGCTTTTAATTCGCTTTGAATTAATCTTAATTTATCCATCTTTATAATTGTTTTAAATTTAATTGTTTACTAATCTCTAATTGTGCTTCTAAAACTTCTACTCTGTTTTCTAATGCTTCTATTCTATTATGTAAATAGTCTTGATAATCTTGGTTCATAATGCTTACCCTTTTAATGTCTTCTGTATGTGTCATAACTTATTGTCTTTCAAATATATAAAAAAAATCTTAATTATCATCAATTACATCCATAAAATCATTGTAAGAATAATTCTCCTTTATACGAAACTTTGTTCTAATTCTATCTTCTGTAAATTCTGATCCTTTAGCATATCCAATTATAAATGCTAAAAAAACTATTCCTCCAAATAATACCAAATCTTCTATCATAATTGTTCGTTTATTGTTACACTTAATCCTAAATAGTTTCTTGTACCTCTTTCTGGTATCTTTACTTGATAGTTGATTTTTATATCAGTTATGTTGCTATCTTGCTTTAAATGATACTCAATTTGTTTCTTTAGCTTATCCCAAGCTTCTGTATTTATCATAATATTTATTTTAATTATTTATAGATTATGTCTGGCTAATAAAATAGCATTCTGCTCTGTAATTTATTTCTTCTTCTGATAATTCAAATTCAAAATGACCATCTGATAAATAAATACTTTTGTCGTGAATATTAGTTGGTACATTATGTAATTGAAACCATTTTTGTGCGTAATCTAATTTGTTATACATATTATTTATTTTTATTTATTTATATATGGGTAAACCTTTTCAACTTTAGGAGTGTACTCATTAGCAAAACCTTTAGTTATATTACCTTTAGTGTTTATTTCAACATCTACAAAAGTTGTA